CTTCGGGATGGAGTTTTGCGAGCCGCTCGGCCTTTCGCGTTATCGCGTCCCCTCGCTGCATCTGCCGCCTCCTTGCGATGTAGAACTATGTTGCCGTCGTCATCCGGCATCGGGTTGGCACCGTCCGTGTCTTCCTCGTAGTCAACGTCGTCGAGGCCAGTCCACCCGCGCTCATCCGTGCGCTTTGCCACGATGCAGCCTCCTCGCGTTGCTGATCGCTCGTCTCACCAGCACCGTACCCGCCGCGTCAACAAACGGCAGCCGCCTACTGGTGGCCTCCTCGCGGAGCCAGCCGACGATGGTGGGCACGTTGGCGTCGCACCAGTCACAGCCGCGGATGTCCATCTCCACGGCACGCGCCAGGCATTTACAGCCGGCCTTCGGCGTGATGCCGATCTTGGATAGGAGCTTTTTCAGTTCCGTGCCCGGTCCTTCATTTGGTGGCGGCGGGGCATGCTCGACTACTCGCAGCTGGAGCAGGCCGCTGCCGGGGCTTTCGCCCAGCAGTTTGGCAATCGCCGCCGCGAGCGTGGCCGGGTCCACTCGCCCCGAGTACGGGATGACCATGCTGCGGGTATTCATGAGCAGCACCCCGGCGGATCACAAGCACTGGTACACACAGACTCCAGGCAGTCTCGCGTGCCGTCGATCGCGTGCCGCACTTGCTTCCATTGGTCCCCGATGCACTGGCTACTGGCCGTACCGCCAAGACAGTTGCTCTCGGTCAGGTCGTCGATGCAGTCCTGCTCGCTTGCGTACCCGTAGCCGTCGATAACCACCGGGTCCGAGTCCTCGTTGTCAGGGGAGACAACCACGGAGACGAGCGTGCCACAAGGGCAGACGGCGAGTACCACGGTGAACGAGGTTACGTCCGGCGAAGCCGGCGAGTTCGGCGAACACTGGTTCGTCCGCGTGACCGTGATGGTCACAAGCTTGCAGTTCTGCGGAGGGCATAGTTGCAGCGCGTCGGTAGACGAGTTGCAAAGGTCGGTAAACGAGTCTTCTACTGACACGGTCTTGTCGTAGAACACCTTGTAGTCCGCGGCTGGATCGCAGTCTGTCTCCAGCTCAGCAGGGTCGTCGCAAGAGGCACAGTCGTCGGCCTCGACCCACCCCTCGGCCGGCAGGTCGTCCTGTGTGCCACGCTCTAGCAGGGCGTCTACGATCCAGTCGCCAGTGCCGGGGGTAGCGAGAACAAGTTTGCGGATGTCGGGTATAGCCCCCGACGAGCCGGAAAACTCCTGCACGTACCAGTAGCGAGTGGCGCCAGGCAAGCACCAATCCGGTGCCGGCGGCGCGCCGTCGGGGCATTGCTCCTCCAGCACTGCCGCCGTGGCCACCACGCCGTTGATGTACGGCACGCTCCAACCGAACCATGTGGAGCCATTAAAAAAGATGTCATCCCGGCACTCGTTAGCCTCCCAAGACGCCTGGAAAAGATCGCGAATTTGCTGCTCAGTCCACCCTGGAAAGTTAATTAGAGCCTGCGCCACCTTTGCATCCACGCACGCGGACTGCGACTCATATAGCCGGCTGATACAGCCCGGCAGTAGGTCAAGCAGGTCGTCATAGAGACTCAGGGAATACTGGCTAGGCGATAGCTCCCGGGCGTCAAATGCCCAGTCCCACGGAGCGCACGAACAGCAAGCGTCACACGTCGGGCAGGTGCACGGTGTGCCGCAGCAGGCGCTACAGGGCATGAGCATCACTCACACTCCGCGGCGATGGCGTACCACCCAAACCCGTTGTTGCTCATGGCGACGTAGGCCGAACTGGGAATGGTGGCGAAGATGTTGTGCGCGACCATCGTCCCGGCCGTCGCCGTGGGCCTCGAAGTGGCCGTGGAAGGCGGACCGACGTAGAGCGTGATGACCGCCGACGATGCCTTCGACCACTCCGCTGTACCCACCTTGCCAATCATGATGCGGACGCCTGCCGCCCCGCGATCGTTCACCGCGCCGCTCGTCTTCAGCGTAGGGCCGCTACGTTCGACCACCTTGACGGCGTGGCCGATACGCTTAGCGTCGTCCTCGCTGAACCCGTAGACCGGCATCGGTCACCTCGACAGGACGAGGTACTGCAGCCGAGCGGCCGACGTGTACTGCGTGCTCGTCACCGCTCGCAGGCCAAGGGTAATCGTCTCGGCCAGCGGCAGGACCGCCGCCATGCCACGCTGAAGCTCAAGCACTTCCTGGCTGTTCGTTCCGTCGAAGCGGCCGATGAACACGGCGTGCGTGCCGGCCGTCTGCGTGGCCAGGTTGCGGAACGCCGCGTAGCCTGGGGCCGACACGATGCCGAGCGAGAGCGTTTGCACCGAGGTGCCGATGGTCACCACGCCGGCCGCCGCCGCCTGCGTCGTCTGGTTGGCCTTCACCGATGCCGCGGCGAACCGGTCGGAGAAGTTGCCGTTGTCACACTGCAGCGTGACCGAAGCCTTGATTTCGTCAGCCATTAGATGCCCGCCTCCGTAAACAGGTTGCTGTGGACTTTCTCTTCATACGGATACGCCTTGCGCGTGAATATGTAGTCCTTGGCATTGGGGCCGGTGATCAGCGTTGGCAGAACCGCCAGTCCGCTGCCGTCGAGCTGCACCGGCTTGCTAACTGGATTACCGGCAAGGTCGAGGATTGCTCGCCGCTCGCCGCCGACAACCTCATTGAAGCCAGCGTCGTGGAACTCAACGAAATGCCCCTTGGGGTCGTACAGCCAATCGACTGAGACAACCCATTGGTCCACCTTGTCGTCGAAGTCCGCGTTGTAGCCGACACACAGCATCGTCCGCCGCGATGCACCTAGGAAAGCGACCTCGTTGGTCGTGTTGACGTAGGATGTTAACGCGGCAATGTTTGGCCTGACGACCTTGGTGTTGGTGTACGTCAGCCGAAGAAGGCAGCGGTTTTCTGTCAGCCCGTCCACCGGGTCGCCCGCCGAGTTTGTTGCCGGCTTTGGGGCAGCGTTGTACTCGCCATTCTCGCCCTGGTCCGTGAGCGGGCATTCCTTCTGTTCGGTCGAGATACTAATCCGCTTCCACGTTTCGGTCTCTTGATCTTCAGGCGACGGCTGCTCTGACTCGTCGTCTTGAGCCTCGTAGGTCACCGCAATCTTGATCGCACGGTCGGCGTCGTCGCCCTTGTAGTAGGACAGTTTTCGCGACTTGACCTTGAACATCACACCCGCAACCAGCCGGGTTTCGCCGACCTTCGGGATCGTCTGGTTGCCCAGGTTGAGCCACGTCGAAGAGTCGTCAGCCAGCGTGCCGAAGTCGGGCGTGCTGTCGTGCAACGCCAGAAGGTCCACGGACCCGGCAAGCGTGATCCGGCCCTTGTCGCCCAGCGTTTCGCCGTACTCGAAGGACCGCAGTTCTCGAACGTCGATGATAGCCATTAGCCGATCACCGCCAATCCGGTCGGGTCGAGCCTATCGGCGATGTCCTCTAGTGCGTCAGCAGACCGCTCCGTGTTGTCGGCCGTCTTGCGGGCGTCGTCCTTCACGTCGAGCCTAGGGTCGGCCCCGCGCATGATGTTGTTGCGGAACGCTTCGCCCTCGGACGAGCCGACGACGATGGCACGGAGTTCCTGGCTCGAGGCGCGGATCGCAGCACCCACAGCCTGAGCGGTAGGACCGGCACCCGGCTGGCCCGGCTTGCCGCCCTTGGCAGCGTTGGCGGCAGCATCGGCTTGAGCCTTAGCAAGAGCGGCGTCAAAGGCACCGAAAGGGTTGGTGATGTTGTTGATGCCGTTGGCAAAGCCTTCGGCCGCTTGCTCCCCGTACTCCTTGCCGAGCTTGTCCACGCCTCGCTGCATCTTGGCGGCACCCGCAGCGCCGGCATCGAGCGAACCGGCAAGGTCCGTGAACCCAGCAGCCTCGGCCAACTGAGCCAGCGACCTCGCTAGGCTTTGAACGCCAGAAAGGATCACTGAGAACACAGCACTAAACGCTTGGCTCAGTTTGGCGTTGATGGCGAAGATCACCTGAAACACGCCGTACAGGATCGTAAATCGACCCACCACGCCACGCAGTACTCCGGTAAACACCGCGGCCGCACTAGATGCCAGACTCCAGCCCTTCGTGTTCTCCGAGAAAAACCCGACGATCAGATTGGACACGGCGGTGATCGCCGGCGCAATGCCGGCCGTGAACTGCAGAATGAACCCCTTGACCGGCAGGATCAGTCGGCCGAGCGCGTCGCCCATCCCTTCGATGGCTGCCGTCTGCTCGCCGCTCATCTTCACGCCAAGGTTCGTGAGCAGCGTGTCCATCTCGCGGATGCCGTCGCCGCCTTGCCGCAGGAAGTTCAGCATCCCCTGCCCGGACCGGCCGAAGATGTCGATCGCCGCTGCGGCCTGCATCTCAGGCGGCAGGGCCGCGATGCGGTCAGCGATGAGCGAGAACTGGGCCGCGGTGTCGAGACCCGCCATATCCTGCATCGTCAGGCCGAGACCCTGGAACGCCTTGACGGCAGCCGGCGTGCCAGACGCCAGTTCGCTCGTCATGCGAGCCGTGCGACGCAGTCCGCCGGTCAGTTGTTCCTGGCTCACACCGACTTCGCCGGCCGCGTGCTGGAGAACCTGCAGTTGCCCCGCTGCCACGCCCAGTTCCGTGGATAGGTTTTGCACGCCTTCGGCGTAGGCCATTGCCTGGCCGATGGCCACGAACGGGGCCGTGAGGGCAGCGATGACGCCCAGCGGAATCAGCAGGCTCTTCATCGCCCCGCTTAGGATCGCCACGCCAACCGCCGCCGTAGACGCTCCCCGGCCAAGCCCGAGAACCCCCATTGCAGCACTGGCAAAGCCGGTGCCCATCCCGCCGGTCATCCGGCTCACGAGACCCTGGAAGCCGCTCAGTTGCTTTCCAGCGCTCGCCAGCCCGGCAGTCAGTCCGCCCGTGGACGCCGTGATCGAGACGTTGACGCGGCCGAAGTTCTTCGCCATCACCCGCCTCCGATCGCACGGAAGGCCGCCACGATCTGCTCAGGCGTCTGCGTCCGCTTCGGCACCGGCATGAAGTCGTCAGGCCGGCGACGCGGCGAACCCTTGGAACGGTGGGCGGACGCGAACTGTGACATGGCCATCGCGTCCCTCAACCACTCGTCGCCCCACGGTTCCAATTGGTAGTAGCCCATCCAGGCGTACAACTGATCGACGCTCATCGAGTCCGCCAGGCCGCCAGGCTCCTCGACGTTCCAGATGCCCAGCTTCAAGGCCAGCCGGTAGAGGAACTGCAGGACCGGCTGGCGCTCTATTTTCCCGCCGCTTCCTCCACCGGATTCGCACCGAGCCCGTTCAACTTGAACACCGCATCGACGATCCGCTGCACGGCGTCGGCGTCGAACTCGCCAATCCGCTCCTCGTCCGCCTCGGTGAACAACGCCTTGCCGTCGTCGTCCACGCACGACAAAGCCACGACCTTCGCGGACACGTTCTTCAGGTTGACCGACCCGCCGACCTTGCCGCCGGTGGCGATCTCCTCGAAACGGTTCCGCATCCGGCTGGTGAACTTGGTGACCCACACCTCGGCGTCCTCGCCAAGTTCGGGCACCGGCACCTTCACCTTCGGCAGCGGACGCTTCCGCTTGAAGAACTCATCACGACTCAGAGCCATGCGCGCCTCCCTGCGTCACACCAATCAACCAAGGGCACCCGAGAGCTTGATCGTCACGGAGCCCGACTGCATGTCTTCCATCTGGGCACCAGCCTCGTAGCCGGTCATGTAGCCGAACGCCGACCACAGCGTCACGGCCGTGCCACCGTTGGCCCAATACACGCTCACCACCTGATTGGTGGCGACGTTCGCCAGGTCGGCGACGGGCTTGACGGCAGGGTCGTGCAGCACCTCGACCGAGACTTCGCCGGGGTCGTAGATGCTCGAGGCCACGAACTCCTTGACCGTGGACTGCATGTGCGTCGCATCGGCCACGGCCCTCGCAATGCCGCTGTGATTCACGCCGGTGATCTTGTAGCCGGTCGCGGTGTGCAGCGCGGTGCCGAACGAAACGTAGGTTCCCTGCCCGATGTCAGCAGCCATGTTCAACTCTCCGAGTGGGTGATCTCGACCGTCAGGTCCGTCCGGTAAATGGGCGTCTGGTCGCCGGGGTTCGCTGGCTCTTGCTGGTCGTTTTCGTCCTTGACCGTGACGAGCCGAACCGCCGCCGTCCGCTTGAATTGTAAGGCTGACCGTACCGCTCGCCCGAGGTTGCGGCAGTCCACCAGACGGGTCGAAATACACGACACCGTGTACGTCGTCCGCGTGATCCCGGTCATCCCCTGCATGTGCATGTACGGTCCACGGCTGGCGTCTTGGCGGTCGATCACCAGGCACGGCAGCGTCGTCCCCTGCGGAGCCTGCACGGCGTAGATCCGCGAGCCGACAGACGCTGCGATGTCGGCCGAGACCGACAGCAGTTGCAGCAGGGATTCGTCGATGAACGTCGTGGCTGGCATCGCTCACTTCCCCTTGGCATCGCGGCGGGCGTTCTCGGCCACGGCCTTGTCTACGGACCGGCCCAGTTCCTCAACGAGTTGCTCACGGATTCGCGGCAGCGTGCGGTCCGCCCACTGGCCGAACTTGCCCGTGCCGGGGACGGCAGCCACCTCAGGGAAATAGGCAGCCCCGCCCCCTTCCGCCCCGCTCAAGGCCACCTTGCCCATGAGGTACGGGTACTTCTTGGCCATCGTCATGGGCACCCGCAGCATGGATGCGTTCTTCGGCTTGCGGACCTTCACGCCGTTCTCGATCCACCAGGCGTGGTAGCCGAGCCCGCCCTTCTTGAACTTCTCGCCACGGCGGAAACCGAGCACGGCTGTCTGCGTCTTGCCGCGGACCTTGGCCTCAGTGAGCACGCCCACCGACCGCTTCAGGTTGCCCGTCGGACCCTTGGCAACCAGGGCTTTCACCTCGGGGATGTACGGCTTCGTCACCTTCTTGACGCTCGCCCCCAGGTACTTTTTCTGGACGCCAATCCGCAGCCCATCAAAACGCTTGAGAACGTCTTGGATGTCCGATGCGCTGGCACTGACTTGGAAGGCCATTAGTCCGTCACCTCTGCCACCAGTAGTTCGTGCTCAGCCCGGTAGCCGCGCTCGACCACGCTAGTGATCTCAAACGTGCGGCTTTCGCAGACGATCCGCATCTTGGCCTTGAGCCCCGGCGTGTAGTGCAGCATCACCTTGTGGGTCACGTCGGAACCGGTCGCCATGGCGGACACGCTCTCTGATCCCGACAGCGGCATAATGCCAACCCAGCGAGTCGCGAACGTCGCCCACGACAGGATCGGCTCGCCGATGGCGTTGGCCGACTCCGTCGGAGTCTGGATCGTCGCCAGCCGGTTGAGCGTGCCCGTCTTCATGTGCCAACGACCACCAGCGTAAAGCTCGCCGTCCCCGAGTACGCCGAGACGTTGAAGCCCGCCGTGCCGCCGCCACGGGCATCCGACAACGCAACACGGCTCGCGGAACTGATCGCCGCCCCCGACCCGGACGCCTCAGCACAGCGGGCCGCAGCCGAGGCAGCGAAGGCGAACCGGTCCACTGTCGCGAGCGTCACGAGCGATCCGTCCGCGTCCCGGTACGTGCTGGGGGCCACAGCAATCGCCACAGAGGCCGTGCCGCAGGTGCCAGCGACAACCACCACCTTGCCAGCCGTGTAGGCGTCCGTGCTCGTCAACGCGATCCGCTGGACGCTCTGCACCGCTGTGCTCGTCGCCGAATCCGTGAAGCCCACGTCGATCGCGATCCGTCCCTCGAGACTCATGCGTACTGCCTCCAGCGGAGGTTGGCCAGCAGGGCCGATACGGCCATTTCCAGTTCACGGCCGACGCTGCCCACGGCTTCCCGGTTCGCGTACCAGTGACCCACCAACATCTTGATCGCATGCTTCGCCGGCGTCGGCACGTTCGCCGATCCACCGTAGCCGGCGAGGTATGTCACCTGAACGGCCTTGTCGTCGAGCCGCACGCTCGGCCAGTTCTCCAAGTACTTCGGGTAAACGAGCGAAGGGACGTGGTCGCGGTCCAGGCGGAACTGCTGCGTTCCGGACTGCGCCCACGTCAGTGTTTGCGTGGTGCCCCCCTGGTCCACGTAGGAAATAGTCACCGTGGCGCTCGCGGCCGTCGCGTTCAGGCGGACGGGCGGGCGCGGAAGCCCAATCCGCAAATCCACGAAGTCGTCGAACGCCACGGTGTATTGCTTGTCGGCGAAGGTGCGGTCGCAGTAGTCCTCGCACCAGGCGGTCGCCGTGTCGATCAGAACGCCGATGTAGTCATCGTCGGTCGTCATATCGACGATCCGCAGATGCTCCTTGGCCTCGGCCACCGACACGGGCCGATCGCCCGACCCGCTGGCCGTCGCAACGATGAGCGACCGGTAGTTGCTACTTGCCCGCACGGCGTCGCCTCCCAGCCTTGGCGTAGGGTGCCTCGGCTCGCTCGACCTCCTGCGGCTCGTCAGCCACGGCGAACCGGATCTGCGGCTGCTCGTCACGCACGGCGTAGCCAGAACGCACCAGCATGTCCGCCAGGCCGCCAGTCACGTCCACGACCTGCCCCGTCTTGTAGGTGCGGACCGGTCGAGTGATCCGCACCGAGACCGTCGGGTACTGCGTGCTGCTCATTGCCACACCTTGTCCGGGGGTTGCCCGCCTCGATCCCAGAAATCCCCAGGATGCTGGAGCAACGGCTGCATGTTGTGGTCGGGCCATTTGAACCAGACTTCGGCATGCCCCAAGGCGACCCGCGGGCAGACGCCCAACTTCAGCCCGGCCTTCTGAGCCTCGATCCAGAAGTGGATGTCGTCGTCGATCCGGCCGTCGTCCCACCGGCCATCGGCGTTCGGTCTGCCGAAGAACCACGGGTGCGGCATCTTCTTCAAGGCCGACGCCCGCAGGAGCGTGAACCCGAAGTGAGCCGTGTTCACCGGCATGATGTTGTGATAGATCAGCTGGTCGCGGCCGATGCTCCCGGCCCGCGTGCCGTCGTCGCTCATCATCGTGAACAGCGGCTCATCGTGCCGCCGCTTCATCTGCACGGCAGCGACCACGTCGTAGTCCGACGCCGAGGCGTAGGTCAGCAGACGAGGTAGTGCATCGGGCTGGAAAATGGAATCGTAGTCGAGTGTCAGGATCCACAGCGGAGGGCCGTCAGGCTCGGGGTCGTTCTCGACCATGTCCGTGAGGACACGCTCGAGGCACTGCCCCCAGAAAGCCCCTTCCAGCCGCACGGGTGCGACTCCGTAGGGGATGAGCCCTCTAGGCCAGCAGAACATGTGGTCTTGCCAACCCAGCCTAGGAACAGAGAACGCGCAATGAACGCGAACCGGCCCCGAGCCAGTATTCAGCACAGCCGGCTTTATGCCGGCGATGGGTGAAGCAGCCGCGCCCACGGCAACCTCCTTCGAGTTGTCGAACTACTTAACCAAGGACCACGCGGTTGGTGACGTTCGCGTCCGACGCCGAATCGACGCCAGACTCGCCGCGACCCAGACGGGCCGCCACCACCACCGTGTTGTTGCTTGCGTTGCTCGTCGCAGACGAACTCGGCGTGACCGAGACCTGCACGTAACGCTTGAGACCCTTCGTGCTGACCTCGAACCGGCTGACGTTGACCGTCGCCGTGTTGCCGACGCCAGCCAGCGTGTAATCCGTGTTCTGGATCAGGCTGGCGATCGTGCCGTAGCTGCCGTCCGTGTCGGAGTGACGCAGCGAGACCACGCTCGGAGCCGCCGTGTTGGCGATCGAGCGGTAGCCCACGTCCACCGACAGCGAGTCGTAGCCGAGGCAATCGACCGCCACGGTCAGCGTGCTGGCCGAAGCGAGACCCGTAGCGTCCGTCAGGGCGACCACGGAACGAGAGTTCTGGAGATGGTTCACGGTTCAGGGTTCCTTGATGGTGCTTGGGTCAGAGGATGAGGGCCACGACCGGACCGGCGGTGTTGGCGTCGCCAACGTCCGAGGTCACCGCGTCGTAGGACACAGTGGCCTGCATGTACGTCTGATCGAATTCAACGTAGCGGTCAGTGCTCGCCCGCACGGCAACCTGCCGACGGAGGGCGAAGTGGCTGGACCGCTTCAAGTCGCCGAAGAGAGCCACGCACTGGGTAGCGGCGGCGGTCTTCCGCATGACGTTGTTGAAGAACACCGGCCAGCCCATGAACACCGGCCGACGGACGCCGTCCACGATCTCGTTAGCCATGGCACCGTTGCCGCCCAGGGCCAGCGACTGCATCGCCAGAGCGTGCATCTGCGGCGTGGTGTACCAGCCGCAGGTCGGGCTCTGCGAAGCGTAGGTCGGCAACTTGGCGATCGTGTTGGCGAAGTCGTCGATCGTCAGGGCAGTGACCGCCGTCTGGCTGGAGTCGTGGATGCCAGCGGTCAGCGTCTCGTTTTCGAACTTCCACTGGATGCCGCGGATGCCGCCGTAGGTGGAAGCCCCGGTCCCGATAAAGCCGTCTTCGTCGATTCTCTGCGCGATGGCGAGGGCAAATTCAGTTGCCACAAGCGACGCCAAATCGATAGCCGAGTCGTCGATCAGCTGGTTGGGAATGCGGGTTCCGACCCTGACTTCCTTGCTAGAGAGCAAGACGTTGTCGGTCGCCATGTCCGTCACGATCGTCTCAGCGTTGGCGCCGGTGTGGTACGCGGTATTGCCGGCGGTCCGACGCGGGATGTAGAGCGTGTCGCTCGTCATCGTCAGGTTGTTGGCCTGGGCGGGAAACGACCCATAGGCATCGACCAATCTGATCAACGTGGCCGCGAAGGTGTCAGGAATTAGCGCTCCGCCCTTGCTGTTGTCGTTGGGCGACAGGGCGCGAGCCTCGACGTGCTTCTCGTACCACGCCCGATCCTCGGCTCGGCCGAGGACGTAGCCACGAATCCAGCGACCGCAGGCTTCGGCGTCCGAAGACGACCGGAACATCGTTGCCTTGCCGCTGTCGCGGGACGGACGGGCCGCCGGCTCAACAGCAGCAACCTCGACCGGCTTCGCGGTCGCAGCAACCTTGCCGCGGAGCGACGTGATCCGCTCGGCGATGGAGTGCTCGCGGGCGAGCTCGGCCTCGAGACGCTCACCTTCGACGGCGAGCTTCTCCATCTCGGCGGCCTGCTCGGCGGAACGGTCCTCGACGGCCGAAAGGTCGGCGAGCATCGCAGCCACAGCGGCGGCGCGGTCCTGAAGCTTCGAGAGTTGAGTGGCCATCCGTGGCGCTCCGTAGTTGGTGAACGGTGACAGTCCGTGTCTGTCGTTCACACTACGGGAGCAAAGGGCGATGACCTAGCGTTTCGGTTGTACGTACAACGAACGTCTGTAGATGTACTCGCTCGGCACGACCACCTTCGTGCTGAAGTCGCAGCATTGGCACTCGACGTAGCGAACCTGCTGATCGCCTGCCGCCTTGCTGGTACGTGTGCGAATGCGGCCACGCTTGCACTGCGGACACACGTCGCCTGGTCTAGCCACGCAGATGGCTCCTGAGCTTGGCAGCCCGCAGGCGAGCCGCCATCCGCACCGCCAGATTCGTCAGCGTCTTGCCGTCGTTCACCGGCTCGGCCTGGACCGGAGCCTCTTCCTGCTCAGCCATCCACGCCTCCATGCTGCGACGGGCAACAGCCGCAGACGATGACGAGTATGCAGGGTGTGTCACGACCGACACGTCGAACAGGCCAGAAACCTCGCGGATCGAGCGACGCGGCATACCGTCTTCGCCCGGTGCCCACGACTGCCCCTTCTGCTCCACGGTGAACGCGAACGATGAGCCACGCAGGTCGCCGCGGGCCGTCAGTTCGCCGATCGTGCGGCCCAACTCCGTATTCGGCAAAACGACCGAGTACCGCAGCCCCTTGTCGTCGCTTGACAGTTCCAGCGTGCCTGACGACGTGCGGCCCAGCAGCTGGTTGGCGTCGTGGTTGAACAGGGCCACCACGTCCCGCTTGCCACGCTGGCGGTTAAGAACCTTGTCGAATGCACCCGGCAGGATCGTCTCGCGAAACCCGCCTAGGTCTACCGAAGTGGTGTTGTAGCGGACGGCATAGCCCGACAACACCGTGCGGCCGTCGGCCCGAGTCTCGACAGCCACGCCACCGTCGTCGGCGAACTCCCAGTCACGCCGCTCGATCTCCGTAGCCACCGCCACGTCCGTCTCGTCAGCCATCGCTCGCCTCCGTGCTCGGGGTGTCCTGGGCCGGCTCGTCTTCGCTCGGTTCGTCCTGCTCCTCGGGCACGTCCTCCACCGGCTCGGCCACCGGCTCAGCACCAGGGGGCAGCGGGCCGAGGTTCTCCTTCTGCCGCACTTCCTCGGGCGTCAGCCACTTGTTGCGGATGGCGATCTCATACGCCTGGTAACGGGTCGTGATGTCGCTCCGCAGCAGCCCCTCAACGAGAAACTCCGCGTACAACTCGCCGTCCTCGGGGAGCACGTCCCGCTCGATCGCGCCCTCGATCCGCCGCAGCCACGGGGCAATCGTGAACTTCTCGAACGACACCATCTCGCTCTGCAGGTTGCCCCACGTCGCGCGGCCCAACTCCTGAATCATGTGTGGCGGCATCCGCCAGATGCGGCAGATCGCCAGCAGCGATTGCATCCACAGCTCGGCCAGCTGGCTCTCTTGATTCGTGGCCGTGATCGTGTCGGCCTTCAGCCCGTTGCTCAGCACCGCCGTCTCGCCAGCGTTCCGCGCCCCCTTGTGCCGGGCGTTCCACGACTCGCGAAGCCCTCGCCGCTGCTCCTCGTTGAGCACCTGGTCGGTCGTGAGGATCAGCCCTGGCTGGGCGTTGTTGCGATAGAACGTGGCAGCGTAGCCCTCCAAGCTGCGGGCCAAGCTGATCGCATCGCGGCCCAACTCAATCGGCACCTCACCGTGAATGCCGTCGAACGAGATCCACGGAATGTGGCAGATCTGGTCGTCGCGGTAGATCGTCTGCCGGCCCGTCTTCGGGTCCGTGAAGAGGTACGTCTTTGTGCCCTCGTCGTCCGCCTCGACCTTCATGCCGGCCGGGTTCAACGGCCGCAGTTCGGTCACCTGCCCATCGGGGCCGCGGAACTTGAACTGGTAGGACGAGCCGTAGAACCCCATGTGCAGGCAGATCTGCTCGACCCACTGATACCGGGTCTGGTAGCGGTTCGGCTTCTTGGCGAGCACGTTGTAGATCGCCAGATCCTTGGCCCGCTCCGACGTGTAGTCGTCGCGCTTGCGGTAGACGTGCAGCGGCAGGCAGGCGACGGTCTCGGCGACCACGCGAGCACACGCCATGTACGCCGCCGTCCGCATGGCGGTCTCGGGAGTCACCCGCACGCCAGACTCGGCAGCAGCGGCAACAAGGTCATCCCAGCGGCTCATCCGCGTCTCAAGCCAGCGGATCTCGGGGAGCGTCGCATCCATGCGGTGTTCACCAGAAGGAAAGTTCGGGCATCGCCTGCGGCGTCAGGCTTTCGCCCATGTGCGAGCCAATCGCCATCACCAGAGCCACCATGCCGTCGATGCGTTCCGTGCTCTTCGCCTTGGATGGCTTGATGTTGCCGGCCGAGTCGCTCTGAACCGCTACGTTTCCTGCTTGCCAGCCTAGCACCGGATGTCCAGCGTGCCGCAGTTTGCCGTCGATCGTGAGTGCCTCAGTCCTCTTAGCGGGCGCGCTCATGGACGCAAAACCCATCCCAAACATCTGCACCGGCAAGCCCTCAGCCACGAGCTCCTGCGCGAGCATCGTCGCGTTCCATCGGTCGATGGCGATCTGCTTCGGCTGGAACCGCCCGCAGAACTCCATGATGTCCCGCTTGATCGTGGCGTAATCCGTGCTCTTGCCGTCCGTCAACCGCAGGAATCCGTCCCTGCCCCACTGGGTGTAGGGCACCCGGTCCGTCCGCTCCCGCTCAGCGGCGTTGGCCTCAGGGCACCAGAACATCGGCACCACGTCGTACCGCCCCGACTCGTCGGGAAACACGGCCACGAACGCCGACGTGTCCCACGTACTCGCAAGGTCCAACCCAGCCCAGAACGGCCGCCCCTCCAGCGGCTCAAGTTCCACGCCGCAGGCCGCCCACTGGTCAGGACGAATCCAGCGGATGTCAGAGGTCGTTGGGATGTTCAGCCGATACCGCAGGAAGGCGTTGAGTTTGGTGGCGGAGTTCTCGGCTTCCTTGCAGTCAGCGGCGAATGACTCCTCGCTGATCGTCTCGCCTAGCGAGGGGTTCGCCTTGTGCCATATCTTCGGCGACTTCCAATCGTCCTCCCGGTCCGCCGCGTAGATGCAGCCGAAGAAAGACGGGTCGAACGTCGGGTCGGCAATGCACCGCTCGGCGTAATCGTGCTGGTCGTACCACAGGTGGGTCTTGTTCGCCTCGCCAGCCGTCGTGATCGACAGTACCAGCGGCTGACGCCGGGCCGCACCGCCGTACCGCAGGGCATCCCACAGCCGGCGGTCGCCACGTTGGGCATGCAACTCGTCGAACAGCAGGCAGGAAATGTTCAGCCCCTCGGCCCTGAACGCATCCGCCGACAGCACGCGGTAGAACGAGTTGCTCCCGCGATGCACGATCGTCTTCCGCGAGTCGAGCACCTCCAGCACCTTCGACAAAGCCGGCGACGAGCGGACCATCGACGCGGCTTCACGGTAGATAATGCCAGCCTGCTCGCGGTCCGATGCCGCACCGTAGACCTCGGCCCCGGCTTCCCCATCGGCCACCAGCATGAAGAGGGCGATGCCGGCGAGTAGCGTTGACTTCCCGTTCTTTTTCGGGATCTCGATGTACGCCTGGCGATGTAACCGAGTGCCGTCAGGCTTCAGCCGGCCGAAGATCTCACCCAGCACGTACTTCTGCCACGGCAGCAGCAGGAACGGTTGCCCGGCCGTCTGTCCCTTCGAGTGCTTCAGCACCGTCTCGAAGAAACGGTACACCCGGTCGGCCTTCGCCTGGTCGATGCCAGGACGATGCTTAGCCGTGGGCGGCGAAGAACTCTTCGAGCTCGTCCTTTTTGACTTCGACTTGCGTGGCAAGCTTCGTTCTCGACGAGGGATTGAGGCCAAAGTCAGCCTCTAAGACGTGGAGTTGTGCCGCTAATTTGTGGGCTATCGCAACCTCTGGACGCTGGGCGATGTACTTGATGTCGCCCTTGTCGTTCAGGATCGGGTACGTGTCGCCCTCTTTTTGGAGTTTCGCACGGGTGGCAAGCCACCATTCGTATGTGTCGCAGTACCTCGCCAGTGCCTCGATGTCGGCCTGCGTCATCACTCGCACGGATTGAAGTAGCGGCAGCACCCTGCCCCAACGCCGACGAGCGACCGGGCCGAGGTACTCTGGCATCTCCACCCCAGTCTGCGGCGGCGTCGGCTCAAGTTCGTTGAGGCGTCGCTTTCCTGGGTTGCCACGCAGGATCTTCAGCTGCGTTGGAACCGGCGGCCTGCCCTTCCTGGCCATGACCTACCCCCTATGCGACTTTTGCGGGCGCGTTTTCGTGCTTCCCGCACGTGATTAATATTCGGCCCAGTAAATGTTTTTCGCCGTTTCGCCGCTAAAACAGCCTAGTTTGGCCTATCCGCCTTGCGTGTTTCCTGACGTTACACGACAAGCACGCACACTGGCAGTTCTGTTCGACGTGATCGCCGCCCTTAACCATAGGGATGATGTGGTCAAGACTTGCTGTCCTCGGATGCAGCCTTCTTGTCACCTTGTGCCGCTTGGCCTTCCTCAGCACGGCGCGCCCGCACAGCTGACACCGCCACCCGTCACGCTCAAACACCGCGCGGCGCGACACGTTGGTATATCGCACCCCGTACAGCATGGCTCGGGACTTGAAGTCTCCACGGTGCAGGTTGCACTGGTCGCAGGACGAACGCCCCCTCCCGTTGCGATTGTCCGCCTGGATGTCGCAGCGACAGTGCTTGCATGACCTGCCAGCAGACACTGGGCGTAGGCGGACGCCAGTGCGACGCTGGTAGGCGTCCCTCGTCCTTTGCCTCCCGTGCTCCAGCCCGCACGCCTTACTGCACGTAGCCGTGCTTCTTGCTCTTCTGCCTGACACGCACGGCGTACCACATACACGGCACTCAGGGAGATCATCGAGGCACGCCCCGAGAAGCATGCCGAACATGCCAGCGATGATACTGGTGGCCTCGCCCATCTTTTCGCATTGACGGCAGCGATAGGGAGCCATGCCGTCATCAACCCACAGAACTACTCCGCACGCCCTGCACCGGTGGCCATTATCCCGCAGCACTTCGTATTGCGGCAGGCCGTGCGTAAGCGCCTCTTGTGCCGCTTTTAGGCGTTTCCTGCGAGCCTTGTCTCGCCTTCTCGTCTCGGCATTCTCGTGAGCTCGCTGGCAGGTCGGGCAACGCGTCCTGCGACGGTTGCGAGAAGCAGGAATATCCGTGCCGCAGGAAACGCACGGCACATGATGACAGTGAATGCTCATGCACACATGCTGTCGCATCCGTCAAGCCTTCTTGCGTCTCGCTACATGGCCGAACGCGCCGCCCTGCTCTTCCATCACGGTCTTGCGACTGTGGCAGCTGCGGCAGAGCGTCCGCAGGTTGCCCATTAAGTCAGACCCGCCCGCCACCTTTGGCACGACATGGTCAACGTGGGCCTCTCGCCCCGTAACGATCCGGCCGCATTGCTGGCACTGCCAGTTGTCTAGGAGCAGCCTTTCCGCCCGAGCGAGCCTCCACGCTCGCCTTCCGTATCCAGCCTGCGACTGATTCCTGACTGTGCCGCTGTTCGCCTTGGGCTTCCTGTTCACCCACGGCGGCTTGAACGTCGGTATTCGGTCTGGCACGTCAGCCCTTGAAGACGGCGGTCCCGATGGTGCCCGTGCTGTTCGTGGTGGCCGACAGCAGCTTGATGTACTGCGTGGCGAACACCTCGTCGGGCAGGGCATAGGCACGGCCGTCGGTAGTGGACGCTGAGAGGGTCACCTTCACCACGGCTCCGTCCTTGTCGTACAGCTGGAAGAACGGGCCGCTAGTGCTATCGCTGGCCCAGATGTTGATCTGGGTGGACGCGGTCACCATAGTGCCGACCTCGATGTGCCCGCCGGCCATGTCGAGCATGGGCAGCGTGTTGGCGACCGAGGTGGCGGTCGAGAGCGTGAACGCGAACGTCTTCGACTTGCGGCGGATGCGGACTTCCGACATGGCTATGGTTCCTTGTGAGGCACGGGTATGGCCCGATGCGTGGCCTTTCGCTTCAGCCTACCCTTCGCCAGCGACTCCGCCGGAGGTTGCTCACCGCACACGGGCCGGCCAACCAGGCACGACGTTGAAATCCGACGGTTCCGGCAACGGCTCGGGGGATTGCGGCAGCAGTGCGACAGCGTCAGCCCACGGGACGATCGTGACACCAGCGGCGATGACCGCTCGATCGCTGTTCCTCCACATGCGGGCCAATAGCCGCTTGGAGTCCTCTTGCTCGCTCACCTCGCTCAGTATGTCAGCGGAAAGCATGTAGCGTCCGTCGGTCAGGACCACGGGCGTTGGCACAAGGTTGGCCGTGCCGAATTGCTCCCATCGCTGGCGTAGCACGGTCGCAAGCGGGCCGCCGAACACCAGTGCGTACTGGCGTTGGGTGTCGATGCCTGCGGTAAGCAGTTGGGCGAGGGTCATACGCTTCGCCCGAGTGCCGTCTGGAACGCGACCATCGCCACGTTGAACGCGATGACCTGAGCGGCCGACAGTGACTGGCCGATTGAGTACGCACCCAAGGCACCGGAGAAGTAGAGCGTCGGGACGTAAGTGCCAGACGCTGGCGGGTTGCCCTGAACGAAGTTGCGGCAGAACACGGTGAACGGCACGCCTGTTGCGGCCGGCGTGATCGCCGTAGTCACCTCGCTGCCGGAAACCGCGTTGTGGTAGGTGAACATTGACGATGCCGACGACCGGGTGACCAGAAGATGGCCCGGATACGTTGGCGAACCAGGGCCGGACGCGTTTGTCTCCCGCCCAAACCGACCATTGATTGGAACGAGCTCATACTGATGCCTGTCTGCCGCCGTGCTGTTGTGATATGCGTAACTGGAGATGATTCCATTGCCGTTCGGTATCGTCCGCACATACGCCGACAGATGACCGTTCGTCTCCACGCCGGCAGGCAGCAGGTCCAGTCGCACGCCAGTCTGGAGGTACTTGTTGCTGCCGTTGCCCGTCAGGCCAGAGGCCAGGGTGTAGTCGCCGCCGACGAAGTTGACGTTGGCGTCGGTGGTGTTGCCGTACTGCGTTCCAGTGCGGCTCGGGCCTCGATAGAGCGGAACGAGGACAGCCGACAAGCCGTCGCCGCAGAAGAGGTTCAGCCGATAGAACCGATCCCGCAGCCCTGCCGAGTCGATGGCACGACAGAACGTCGTAACGGCCGTCATGGTTGACGCCGACACGGTGCCACCATTGGCGATGACGGCAGAACGCCACGCCAACGCCTCGGGGTGGCCGCTCGTCTTCGGCCGCAGCAACTTACCGCTCATGCCCATGGCGTCAGTTCCTCGTCGGGTCAGGCTTGCCGTCGTTCGCTAACCGCGGCTGAAGTGCGTAGAGCAATTTCGTCTGCTCGCTGATGGTCTCACTGATCTCGCGTTGCGTCTCGGCGATATCCTTCAGGAACTCCCGGTGCGACTCAACCATCGGCAGGATCACGTCCTGTCGGCCGACGTAGCCGAGAAAACACGCAACCAGCGTGGCAAATCCGTACTCGCGGAGTAGTTGGAAAAACGTTTCCTTGGTCGCGTCCGTCATGGTGTCTCCTGCATTGCCTGCATCGCCGCCCGGTTCTCGCGGCTGTCGAGCCACCAGCGGATGAGGATCTTCACGATCTCGCTGATCAACGCCGACAGGACGAGCGTGAGGATGATGCCCATGCCGTACTGCTGCTGGCGCCTCTTGAGCGACTTGGCGAGGAACGATCCGACAACCTCAGCCTCCCCAACGTCGCACTGCCGCAGGACCGGAGCGGGCCAGCGACGCACGGCGTCATCGACGATGCGGCCCACGGTGTCGCGGCCCGCAATACGCAGCCGCAGGGGCAAACGGCCGTAGACGTAGGCAGTCAGGTCGTCGCGAGTCACTGGCACCTCCCGTCAGAGCATGCCTTTCCGGTTCCATTACACGCGGAGCATGTAATCACGATTCTTCCATCAGTGCTGAGCTTTCCGGTGCCGAGGCACTTGGGGCACTTACCGGCTGGCACCACGGGCTTCGGGGGGGCTGGCGTCGGTGCCGGCTCATGCCGCATCTGCACGACCATGCGTGCTGTCTCGGCGGCCAGGTCAGCGGAGACGCCGTGGTCCGATGGCAGCGTGGCGACGCACCCGGCGAACACGACGAGCAAGGCGATAAGAAACCGCATCACAGGATTCCTCGCAGCCAGTTGTCGGGCAGGGCGGTCGGCTGGAACCCGCTGTAGCCCGCGTAGACGTAAGAGTCACGGCCAGACAGCATCCGGTCCACGACCTCAGCGTCGACGTAGAACGAGCAGTTGCGGACGACCTCGGGCATGTCCTCGGGATAGTGCTTCCCGGTGGTGTTGCTGTCGCCCCACGAATTGGCACAAAGCAGGCCGGGCCGCTTGCCGAACCGGGCTCCGATGAAGCACATGCAGTGCCACCAGACCCCACCTGCCGAACAGAACCCGTCGGCGTCGCGGGCCATGCTGAATCCCTGCCCGCTGCACACGACGACCGGGTAGCCATTGCTGATCGCTGCGGCGGCCTCGTTGAAGTTCGTCGCCAGCGTCGTCTCGCTGCACCGCCGCTCTTTGGCAAACGGCTCGAGCACGTCGGGCACACCGTTCCGGCCCCAGTCGCGATCACGGGCCTGCTTGCCTTCCTCGCGGATGATCGTCCCGGCGTAGTCAACGCCGTAGTGCAGGCAGCCGTAGTCGCGGACGCTCTTGGCGGCATGAAACCCGGTGGACCCGTCGCCGCCAGTGTTCGACCGCTGGCCCCTGGCCTCCACCCGAGAGAACCCGTAGAGGCTCGACTCGATCACGCGGCCCTTCCACGTCTCCGGCTCTTTCCGCCAGTGAATATCCGTCGCGGCGAGCACGTCCACGGCGAGCGACGCGCCCCAGCCGACGCACGAACCAACGTTGCCCTGCGAACCGCGACGCCACGACGGCGAGCACGCGAGCAACGCCGGGTAGAGCATCACGTCTTCGCCGGCCGCCCGCAGGTCAGGCCCGGCTTGTGCCAGCGTCGGGTGCCGCAGCGTGGCGACGAACGACTCGGCACCTTCAGGATCGGGGACGTACCCCATGCCACGGTCGGCCATGTCTCAGCCCCCCGCCCATGCCAAAGCCTTCGCCAGTTCGACGTAGCGGCCGCGAGTGTCGGCAGTGACCGGCACGTCGTCAGACCCCAGCACGGCCTTGTACGAGGCCTCCACGGCCCCCCTGAGCGATTCGTGGCTGCTAGGAGCATGACCACCGATCCGCCGCCATGCGATGTCGAGAGCCGTGGCAGTGAACGCCCGCAGTTCGCGGGTGTCGCGGAACGCCGGCTGGAGAGCCGTTGACTCGGCAGCCACGACGATGCCAGCCTTGCTCCACACCTCACGCCAGAGTGCCCGGTCGGACGCCGGGAGCGACCGCAGAGCGTCGGCGACCGGCTGGACCGTCTGACGCATGGACTCGCTGGGCAGGTCCACCGCGACCGGGCGCGTCGGCAGGCTCGGGAGCGACGGCAGATTGCCCCACGCGGCCCACAGGATCAGCCCTGCGGCGACTGCCCTGCCGGCCGTGCCGGCGTAGGGCTTGCCACGCTTCCAGGCTTCAACGAGCCACGGGGCGGCTTTGTGGAGATGTGGGCCAGCGACGAGAGCAACCGCCGCCACAACGGCCCCGGCGCGAAGCAGATCATTGGTGCTCACCGGAGTGCCTCCGCTTGGACCACGATCCACCGGACCAAGGCTTCGCCTTGCGGCGTCTTGAGCACGTCGGCCAGCCGCTTGACCAGTTCGTCATCGACCGTCGCCTTGGTCTGGCTGGCGAGCCACTCGACTGCGTCAGACACGACGATCGACCGCTTATACGGGTCGGCCTCGGCCATGAACGCCTGTCCGTACTTCAGCAACGGTGACCACTTCTGAAGCAGCATGAGCGACTGCCAGAGGTTCAGGTTGCCGTACTCGGCGACCTCGGCCGGCGTGGCCCCGTAGACGTTCGCTTCCATGTGCGTCCTCCGTGACGTGATTCGACCGCGGCTGTATGCCCCGTCCGAGTGGCAAATGCCCACCGAGTGGGCCGCGATCTGCACCTCGATCCGGCCGCCGCCCTTGGCACGCTGATAGCCAGCCACTAGCGACCTCCGGTTTTTTCAGCCTACCACCCACTTCGGCACACGGACTGGCTTGCCGCCGCGCGAAGCATCGCCATTTTCGACTCGATGCCGATCGTCCAGTTCGCATGCCAGACGACGGCCGACGCCGGGACGGTGAACGGCTCACCCTTCCACGGCTCGCGGTTCCCGAGCGTGCCCCAGTTCGCCACCTTTGCCGCCGGCAGGACCGACATCGGGATCGGCAAACGCTTGGCGTTCCCCCGCAGAACGGCGATCGTCTCCTGGTCGGGCATGTCCAGCAGCCTCGACATGTCCAGCACCAGCCGCCACCAGTCATGAACCGCCTGAGTCGAGCGAAACAGCATCACCCCGGCACACCACTGGATCACGTCGTCGGAGTAGGCGATCTCGTCGGGCACCATGCGGGCGATCGTCTCCTCGGCCCACCGCTCTACGCCGGGCAGGAGCAGGCAGTCGGCATCGACGTACAGCGTGGGCGTGCCATCAGTCGGCAGGCTGAGCAGCAGCCGCAGCTTGTCGTCCATGCAGGCGTTCCAGCCCTGCTCCTTGAACGAGCCGCTAGGGCACGACTGCGGGTACTCGACCGCCACGATCTCGGAGAACCCGCGGACCCGGTCGAGTACGAACTCACGGGCCATGGCGGCATGCGACGGCGTCCAGAACGTGGCAAGCCTTAGCATGGCGCCGACCTCCGCAGGGCCGTCGTGTACTCGGCCGGCACCTCAGACCATTCGTCTACCCGAGGGCCGGGCGTCGTCTCGACCCAGCAGCGGTTCAGGTGGTGCTCAGCGTGCCACGCCGCGCCGGGCACGTGAGCACCACCCTCCGCGCCAATGTTTTGGATGCGAGCCAACATCGGCCGGATTTCGTACCGCCCCCGGCGAGAGAACTTGTCTAGCACCGTGTCCCACGACACTTGATGGTCGTAACGCGGCCATGACGCTCGCACCGTCTCCCAGCGGTCACGCCACGTCGCCCAGCCCCAAGGCGTGAACCACGCCTCGCGGAACACGGCGTTGCGGTAGCCAGCCTCGGAGACCGGCGTCTTCTGGTAACCGCAGACGCTGAACACGCTGGCGTCATGCTGGTACTCCTCGAGCCCCCAGCGTGCGAACCGGATGAAGTCCTTCCCCGGCACCGTGTCGTCCTCCATGGCGATCACCCGAGTGTGCCGGTCGAAGCCGTGGGCCAGTGCGGCGTAGGTGTTGATGTTGCACCCCACCCTTTCAGTGCCGACCAGCACTTCGCCACGACCTCGGAAGCGGGTGGCCGCCTCGATCACCTCGTCGGACACCGGTTCGCACAGCATGTACACCGGCACGTCTTCGATGCCGTCGCACCGTGCTAGGGCGTCGAGCACCTTCCGCGTGTACTCGGGCCGGCTGCAGAGCGTCATCACCACGCAAACGTCATTCGCCATACGGCACCTCGTCGCTGTAGATCGTGTGCGGCTTCCCGCACCACCGCTGCATTGCCTCTACCGGCGTCCAGTTCGTTCGCTGCTCCATGGCTCGCAGCCGGATCTCGTCAGGGCCGATGTCGTCCAGTTCCTCCACGACGACCCGGCGGGGCAGTCCGTAGGTGGCCCTCAGTTTCGCGGCGACATGCCATGAGATGCCGAAGTGCTCCGCGATCTCTCGCAGTCGCACCTGTGACATCCACATGCGGCAGAACTCTGCCCGATCGACGATTCGGCTCATCCGATGCGTACCCACCAAGACGGAGACGGCTCGTGCGTGATGCCACAAGGCCCGTTGCAGCACTCGTTGACTGCCGAGCGGACCATGAAAGGCTCGTTGTCGTAGTAGTCGTGACCGGCGAGGATGCCGCCGGCCTTGACCTTCGGTGCCCAAGCGACGATGTCCCGCGTGCAACCTTTCAGCGAGTGGTCGCCGTCGAGGTACACGAAGTCGAGCGACCGATCTGGGAACGTGTTCGCGGCGGCGACCGAGTCCATTCGCAGGATCGAGCACCGGTCACGGTTCTTCAGGGCCACCAGCAGGGCTTGCTGGTGCCGCTGTTCGTGCTCGTCGTCTGACCCGTTCATGATGTCGTCGTAGCCATCGATGTGGCACCAGCGGTCCACCATGACGTACTTGCCAGGCCACAGGTCGAGAAAGACCTTTGAGTAGTTCCCCTCGGCGACGCCGACTTCGACGGCGGTGCCGTTGAACCCGAGAGCCTGCAGGTACAAGGGGAACATGTTGCGATGGACGGGCTTGATCATGTGATGGTTACCACCGTTCTGCTGGTCGTGCCGTACATCTTCGAGACGACGAGCCGGCACACCTGAGCGTCGTCTCCGATGATTGGACCGAGTGAGTCAAGCGCGGACTTGGCGATGTTGTCGGCATCGGCCCGCGGCCACTTCGGAGCGGTCGCCTTTACGCCCTTCTTGTTCAGGTGCGACGGCGGCCGAGCGAACTCGGCGACGATCTCAACCTGCACGGCATGGTCCACCGCTCGCAGCCCAGCCGCTCGAGCAGCTGCGGCAATCGCCTGGCGGTAGGCATGGACCGGATGCTTCGCGGGCACGTAGGCGCGGGCGAACCCGCCCCGAGTCGAGACTCTCGGCCTCGGCTGCGGGACGGGCTCGCCTAGCACCGTAAACGACACCGGGTTCATTCGCCCCTCGCTGCGATATACAACCCGACGTTGGCGAACGCATACCCGAGGTACGCCAGGCCCAGCCCCGGCTTGCCATGCCAGGCCAGATCCGCAGCGACCACGAGGTAGATGCCGCCCGTGAGGATGATGAGCCAAGGTGCCATGGTTCACCGGTAGCGGATGACGGCGAACCACATGCGACGAGCCGGCGAGTAGGCAACGCCTTCCTCGACGATTTGACGCTTGCCGAAGAAGCAGCAGTTCCGCCGAGCCGCCTCGGGCGTCGAACCCATGCCGATCCCCTCCCACCGGTTGCAGCTCGAGTGAACGAGCACGCCACGGCGGGCGATGACGACGGCGTGGTCCTGGGCCGTCACGATCACAGTCGGGCCAGCAGCCGACGCCGAAGTGGCGACCACCGCCAGGAGCAGAGCGAACACGAAACGCATGGCACGTCCTCCGATGACACCCGGTGTCCGCCGGGTCACTGGCAGGGTGTCAGACGTGTCAAGGAATGCGGCTTATACAGAACCGCATAACGCCGGCGTCCGCCGTCACGCCGCAGGCTGGCGTCGATCCGGCGGGGTGATATACGGCAGGGGGCGGGTTATACGGAACCGCATAAATGTGGTTCTGTGGCTACTTGCCGTCCGTTGGCGGGGCCGGTTCCTCAATCTCCATCCAGTGCGTGATCCCACGCAGATGCTCGCTGTTCAGCCCTTCGCGGTCGCATGATGCGCCGTATGACTGAAAGCCGTCTTCCCCCCAATATTCGCCCATTTCAACGTCAGTGCCGTCGAACACCCAGACGGTTGACCCGCGTTCCGGCAGTCGCTCCTTCACCGAAATCCAATCCGGCTCGGTCGCAATCCGAATGATGTCCGCGATGCCCTTCGCCAGCACTTCGCCCACAGAACCAGCCGATGCAACAGACCGCTCATTTTCGTCGCTCATAGTCGCCGCCTCCTTTGTTCGCGGCTGTTGATCGTTCTCGTTAGCCTGCTTCCCAAAGTAGCTTCTGCCCCTGGAGCAAAACGTCGGTGTCCACCCGTGGCCGCGACTTCACGTTCCAGTTCCCGCCGCCCCGTTCCCCAATGCACTTCCAGCCAGCTCCGCGAA